CTTTTTTATTGCTAGAATAACTCTGTCCAGTTTGAAACTCAGAATGTTAGCTAAGCTTATTTCAGTAACTCCTGATGCGGAGAAGCACATGGCATACTGTGCCCGCGTCAGCAATCCAGCGAATCAAGAAAACGAAAAGTTCTCTGGTCTGTTGAAGTATTGTATTAATCATCAGCATTGGAGTATCTTTGAGCAAGCAACAATGACTGTAGAGATTAATACAACTCGCGGTATCGCGGCTCAGATTCTTCGTCATAGGTCTTTTACATATCAAGAATTTTCTCAGCGGTATGCTGATAGTTCTTTGCTGGGTGATCATATTCCTGTCCCTGATCTTCGTCGCCAGGATGAGAAGAATCGTCAGAATAGTATTGATGATGTAGATCCATTCCTTGTACAGAAGTATCAGATTCTGATGCAAGATCATTTCAAACATGCTATGGATTTGTATCAACAGATGTTGGACGATGGTATTGCTAAGGAATGTGCCAGGTTTGTTCTGCCTTTGGCAACTCCCACTAGACTTTACATGACAGGCTCAGTTCGTTCGTGGATCCATTATATTGATCTTCGTTCTGGTCATGGTACACAGAAGGAACACATGGATATTGCTAACGAAATCAAGTGTATCTTTACCTGTCAATTCCCAGCAGTATCTGAAGCACTCGGTTGGACCCGTGATGGTTGTGCTGATTGTGTAGATGCTCCATCCCTTATGATTGAATAACAATGAACATCTTTGTGACTGACCCATCTCCTTATGTTTCTGCTATAATTCTTCCTGACAAACATATTGTCAAGATGCCTTTAGAAACTTGTCAGATGCTTTCTATTATTGCTTCTGACAAATGGGGTCATGGGTTCGGCACTCTTCCTAAAGCAGACGGTACTCCTTATGCTACAGAGAAGGGTGCTTTTCGTAATCATCCCTGTACTAAATGGGCATCTGAGTTTGTAATGAACTGGCAATGGTTAATTGCTCACGGATTCGCCCTCTGTGAGGAGTATAAGGCGCGTTACGGCAAGGTCCACACCTGCTTTAATACTCTGCTCCATGCTCGCGAGATCTTCCCCACAGGCGATCCTACGGGGCGCTCAGGAAAAGATCCAACACCGTTCGTTCGCGCTATGCCCGATGAGTTTAAACATAACACAAGCATTGACACTTTTACTGCTTACAAAATGTATATCGCATCCAAACCTTGGGTTACATCTAATTATCTTCGTAACCCATCCCGCAAACCAGATTGGATTTGACCTAGATACTTAACCAACGAATTAATTATGCCTACATATCCTGTTAAACATAAAGAAACTGGTGAGACCAAAGAACTCTACATGTCGATGAAAGAATACGACGAGTGGAGAAAAGAAAATCCCGACTGGGATAAAGACTGGACCGCTGGGATTGGTGGTACTATATATGGTGAACCCAAACAATCCCAGGGTTTCAAAGAGGTGATGCAAAAAGTACAAGCGCGTCATCCTGGTGCTAATCTGTCCCGTTATACTTGATTTTATGCCAAGAAAAAGATCTGCTAATCCCGTACCATTCGGAATGTCCAACAAACAAATGCAGCGTAAAAAACCAATCAACCTTGATTTCCTCAAGGACATTGAACCACTCACAGAGAATCAGGAAAAGTTTTTCCATGATTATGGTATGGATCAAAACATGTTTGCGTATGGAGCAGCGGGAACTGGTAAAACATTCATCGCTCTTTACCTAGCACTCAAAGATGTTCTCAATGAGAGAACACCATACGAAAAGATTTACATCGTTCGCTCTCTGGTTGCTACGAGGGAGATTGGTTTCCTTCCTGGAGATCATGAGGATAAATCTTCCTTGTATCAGATTCCTTATAAGAACATGGTTAAGTACATGTTCAAGATGCCTGATGACAATGCTTTCGAATTGTTGTATACTAATCTGAAGACTCAGGGAACTATTTCTTTCTGGTCTACCTCATTCATCCGTGGTACTACATTTGATAATGCTATCCTTCTGATTGATGAATGCCAGAACCTGAACTTCCACGAACTTGATTCGATCATCACTCGTGTTGGTGAGAACTCTAAGATCATGTTCTGTGGTGATGTTGTTCAGACTGATCTCGTGAAACAGCATGAGAAGAATGGCATCATTGATTTCATGAAGATTCTTGAGAACATGAAGGAGTTTAGTTCAGTTGAGTTCGGTGTGGACGACATTGTTCGTTCTGGTCTGGTAAAATCGTACCTTGTAAGTAAAATGAATCTTGGTTTGTAATTATGTTTAATCACATTGGTAATGCTCTTATTGATCTTCCTGAACCCAGTACTGTAAATGGAGTGCGTTACTATCGCACTCCTAGTGGTGCTCAACTTCCTTCCATCACATCTATTACTTCATTAAAATCTCGTAAGAGTATCGCTGAATGGCGAGCACGGGTGGGAGATGTAGAAGCAGATCGTATTTCAAAACAAGGAACTACACGCGGCACAAAGTTCCACAAGTATACTGAAGACTACCTGAACAACCTTGATGTAGCTCCAAGGGATCTTGCGGAACAAATTTCAATGCCATGGCAGTTGTTTGAAAATGCCAAGCCTTATTTGGATGATATAAATAATATTCATGCTCTTGAGGCTCCATTGTATAGCGAGTATTTTGGTCTCGCTGGTCGCGTCGATTGTATTGCTGAGTATAAAGGTGAACTAGCAATCGTTGATTTCAAAACCTCTCGTAAACAAAAACCAGAAGCATGGATTGAACATTATCTTGTTCAATGCGCCGCCTATGGTGTTCTTTATCACGACCTCACTGGAATTGAAGTAGAAAAACTGGTCATCATCCAAGCTTGTGAGGATGGTGAGGTACAATTATTTGAAAAGTATGATACAATGTATTATGCGAAACTATTGGAGCAGTACATTAATGAGTTTGTTAACTATCACAAGGGAGAAAAGTTTGCCAATGTCTAAGGACAACCTTAATGACATTTTGGAAGAGAAATTTATGACTGCTTCGAAGTTCTCGATGGAAATTGAGAACCTGATGAAAGTAAGTAACGGTAGTATGAATTACATCGAATGTATTATTCATTACTGTGCTGAACAGAATATTGAACTTGAAACTGTTTCAAAACTAATTTCAAAACCACTGAAAGAAAAACTGAAGTATGATGCTCAGCGTCTGAACTTCATGAAACGATCATCTAAAGCCCGCCTTGTTATATGACCGCTTTTGAATCCTATAAAATGTATGTCGCACTGAAGTTACACTTCACTACCGACAGTTATGATTATTTTAAATTCAAAGGTGGTACTAGAGCAACCGAGGCTAATTTCGAGAAGAGGAAGGATCGATACTTCTTTAAAAAACTTACTAACAGAATGAAAGAGTCTGAAATCCTTCCATACTTCGTCGCTAATTTTATTACTAATCCTACAGGGTGGATTGGTAACATGATAAGAACTGATGGTGATGAAAACTATCAGTCATGGAAAAAACGGATGGAAAGTCTACACTATAAGTTTAGTGAAGATGTAGACTTTATCCTACAACAGGTACAAGAGTTCGATCAGTTGTTTAAACTTGATGGAACTCATCCTCCACTGTTAAAATATCTTTTGGGTAAACAGATTTCGATAGAAACTTTTGTTATCTTAAATAAGATTCTTAATTTCATCCCTCAATTTGATCAGAAAATTACTGAACAATTTGTGTGGAAGGATGTAAGGAGAACCGTCATCAAGTATTCTCCATTTGTGTCCATCGATACTGTTAAATATAAGCATACATTAAAGGAAAAGGTTTTAGATCACCAATGTCTTTCTTCGATTCAGAAATAGTACGAAAAGAAGCTGAGGAGATTAGTCTCAAGCAGCAGGAAATCCTGAATAGGATGCCCTTCATCACGATGATGGAGACTGATGATAAAATAAACTTCTTCGATGCTATGATTGAATTGATCGAACGGCAGAAGGTCTTCTATATGCGTCTGAACCTGTCCGATGACCCAGACGCAAATGAAATGAAGGCACAGTTCAGAAATGCTGCTACCATGCTGGGCATGGACACCAAGAAGATGAACATGATGGAGATTTATGATGGTTTCAAGAAAAACATGGAGAATGTCCGCCAGCAGGTGCTTGACGGGGATCTCTAAATAGGGTATGATGATCCAGTTGGGTCATCGCAATCCAACAAATACACTTAATCCGAGGTAATACGAATGTCTTTTGCTGATCTTAAAAACAGCTCTAAATTTGGTTTTGATCGTCTGACGAAGGAGATTGACAAACTCCAAGCAACTGGTGGCAGTTCAGATGATCGTTTCTGGAAACCCGAGATGGATAAAACTGGTAACGGTTATGCCGTGATCCGTTTCCTGCC